TGCTGAGCAGTATTGGGAACGAACAGAGATACCACGTGAGTTGGATAAGATACAGTCAATCTTCCAATGGAACGAGAAGCCCACTGAGTTTAAGAACAAGTGGGTTGATTATGTCGAACAGGAATTTGATTATAGAGAACAGGGCTTTTGGTTTATGAACAACGGGAAGCCCTGCTACATTACAGGGTCACACTATATGTACCTTCAATGGTCGAGTATAGATATTGGATATCCTGATTTTCGTGAGGCTAATAGGATATTCTTCATATTTTGGGAGGCTTGCAAGGCTGACCCAAGATGTTTTGGAATGATATATCTTAAGATACGTCGCTCAGGTTTTTCGTTTATGTCATCATCTGAGTGCGTTAATATCGGAACTCTTGCACGAGATGCAAGGGTTGGGATACTATCAAAGACGGGTAGCGATGCTAAGAAGATGTTCACGGACAAGGTTGTCCCTATCAATAATCGATTGCCGTTCTTCTTTAAACCGATCATGGATGGTATGGATAAGCCAAAGACTGAGCTAGCGTTCAGGGTTCCTGCCTCAAAGATTACAAAGAAGAATATGTACGAGACATCAGTTGATGAGATTGAGGGATTGGATACTACTATCGATTGGAAGAACACGGAGGAGAACTCATATGACGGTGAGAAGCTAGCCTTCCTAGCTCATGACGAGTCAGGTAAGTGGACAAGTCCTAATAACATCCTCAATAATTGGCGTGTTACCAAGACCTGTCTACGTTTGGGTAGTAAGGTTATCGGGAAATGTATGATGGGTTCAACGTCAAATGCATTAAATAAGGGTGGCTCTAACTTTAAGAAGCTATACGAGGACTCATCTACTAAGGAGAGAAATGCAAACGGTCAGACAAAGAGCGGGATGTACTCTCTGTTTATTCCTATGGAGTGGAACATGGAGGGGTTTATTGATAGGTATGGTATGCCTGTATTTAGGAAACCTGCTAAAGCTATTGCGGGGGTGGATGGTGAGTGGATACTTAATGGGGCTATAGACTATTGGGAGGCAGAGGTTGATTCGTTAAAGAATGATGCTGATGCATTGAATGAGTTCTATCGTCAGTTTCCAAGGACAGAGTCCCATGCCTTTAGGGATGAAAGCAAGCAGGCTCTATTTAATCTTACCAAGATATATCAGCAGATTGACTATAACGATACCATGATTAAGGAACACTACCTAACACGGGGGTCTTTTATGTGGGCTGATGGAATAAAGGACTCAAGAGTTATTTGGAGTCCTGATATTAGAGGAAGATTCCTTATGAGTTGGGTTCCACCAAAGCATCTTCAGAACAACATCCATGAGCGTGGGGGTGTAAAGTATCCGGGTAATGATCATCTTGGATCCTTTGGCTGTGACTCCTATGATATATCTGCTGTTGTTGGGGGGCGTGGTTCTAATGGCTCGTTGCATGGTATGACCAAGTTCCACATGGACGAGGCACCAATAAATGAGTTCTTTTTGGAATATATTGCACGACCTCAGACCGCTGAGATATTCTTTGAGGAGGTTCTTATGGCTTGTGTATTCTACGGAATGCCTATATTAGTGGAGAATAATAAGCCTAGATTGTTGTATCACTTTAAGAATCGGGGGTACAGAGGTTTCTGTATGAACCGACCTGACAAGCAATACTCGAAGCTATCAAAGACTGAGCGTGAGCTTGGAGGTATTCCTAACTCATCAGAGGATGTCAAGCAGGCGCACGCTTCAGCTATTGAATCTTATATTGAGAAGTACGTTGGGATTGATTTCTCAGGAGCGTATAGGAATCCTGATGAGATTGGGACGATGCCGTTCACAAGGACACTTGAGGATTGGGCAAAGTTTGATATATCGGATAGGACAAAATTCGATGCGTGTATCAGTTCGGGGTTAGCTATAATGGCTAACCAAAAGCACCTGTATATGCCTGAGAAAAAAGAGTCGAAAATAAGTATTAACTTCGCAAGATACAGGAATGATGGTAACTCAAGTGAGCTAATTAGATGAAAGACATCACTATAGAAATAATGTCCGTGAACTTCCCAAGTCAGTTAGCTACTGACTCGGAGAAGGCATCCCCTGCATTTGGACTGCAGATTGGTCAGGCTATTCAGTATGAGTGGTTCCGAAGGGATGGCAACTCATGTAGGTACTATTCTCAGTGGAGAGAGTTTCATCGGTTACGTCTGTACGCACGTGGAGAGCAGTCTGTTGCTAAGTACAAGAACGAGCTAGCTATTGATGGTGATCTTTCATACTTGAATCTAGATTGGACTCCTGTACCTATCCTACCTAAGTTTGTTGATATCGTTGTTAACGGTATGTCCGATAGGCTATTTAAGATAAAGGCATACTCTCAGGATGCTATGTCCATGTCAAAACGGAACAAGTATCAAGAGATGGTTGAGACTCAGATGGCAGGCAAGCCTGTGCTTGAGAAGATACAGCAGATTACAGGAGCGGATCCTTTTATGATGAACCCTGATGAGCTTCCTGAGACCGACGATGAGCTGTCATTATTTATGCAGCTTAACTATAAGCCTGCTATTGAGATTGCTGAGGAGGAGGCTATCAATACTATATTCGATGAGAATAAGTATGACGACCTTCGTAAGCGTCTTGATTATGACATGGCGGTTGTTGGTATTGCGGTAGCTAAGCACGAGTTCTTACTCGGAGAGGGAGTTAAGATATCGTATGTTGACCCTGCAAATATTGTATATAGCTATACCGAGGACCCATTCTTTAAGGATTGTTTCTATTGGGGAGAGATTAAGACCGTCCCTATGACGGAGCTTTTGAAGATAAAGCCTGACCTTACTAAGGAAGAGCTAGAGCAAATATCCCATTATAGTCAGGGTTGGTACAATTACTATAATGTTGAGCGGTTCTATGAGAACAGTATGTTCTTCCGTGATACCACAACATTGATGTACTTCAACTACAAGACAACTAAGAAGATTGTATATAAGAAGAAGATACTAGATAACGGGTCTACACGTGTAATTGAGAAGGACGAAACATTCAATCCTCCTGTCGATATGATGGAGGAGGGAAACTTTGAGAAGATCGAGAAGACCATTGACGTATGGTACGAGGGTATCATGGTCATGGGTAGCAATATCCTACTAAAATGGGAGATGGCTCAGAACATGGTGCGTCCTAAATCATCTTCACAACACGCTATACCTCAATATGTTGCGTGTGCTCCACGTATGTATAAGGGTGCCATTGAGTCATTGGTTCGCAGGATGATTCCATTTGCTGACCTTATTCAGGTAACTCACTTGAAACTACAACAGGTCATTGCTCGTGTTGTACCTGATGGTGTATTCATTGATGCTGATGGTCTTAACGAGGTTGACCTTGGAACGGGCAATGCCTATAATCCTGAGGACGCACTTCGTCTGTATTTCCAAACAGGTAGTGTTATTGGACGTAGCTATACGCAGGATGGTGAGTTTAATAATGCCCGTGTTCCTATCACTCAGTTGACATCTAACTCAGGTGCTTCTAAGACTCAGATGCTGATTGCTAACTACAATCACTACATGGATATGATCCGGTCTGTGACAGGTCTTAACGAGGCTCGTGATGGTTCAAATCCTGATCCTAACTCATTGGTTGGCATTCAGAAGCTAGCTGCCCTTAACTCAAATACAGCCACTCGTCATATTCTTGATGGTGCATTATACATATATCGCTCATTAGCAGAGGCTTGCACATATCGTATATCTGATATCCTTGAGTACTCTGACTTTAAGGAGGACTTCATTAACAAGATTGGCAAGTATAATGTTTCGCTCCTTAATGAGATTAAGGACCTGTATATATATGACTTCGGTATCTTTATTGAGCTTGCGCCTGATGAGGAGCAGAAGGCTCAGCTTGAGGCTAATGTTCAGATGGCTCTTTCTAAGGGAGACATTAACCTTGAGGATGCTATTGACATCCGTGAGATTAAGAACCTTAAGCTAGCCAATCAGTTACTTAAGTTAAAGCGTACCAAGAAGGAGCAGCGTGAGGAGAAGATGGCTATGCAGAAGCAGGCTATGATAGCTCAGCAGCAAATGAAATCTCAGGAGCTAGCAGGTCAGGTAGCTCTTCAGAAGATTGATGCGGAGACACAGTCAAAGATGCAGATCAAGCAGGCTGAGGTGGCGTTTGATATTCAGAAGATGCAGCAGGAGGCTCAACTTAAGTCACAGCTTATGGCTGAGGAATTTAACTACCAAATGCAGATAGCCAATCTTCAGTCGGGTTCATTACTTTCTAGGGATAAGGAGAAAGAAAAGGAGAAGGCTAAACGTATTGGTATTCAGAACACTCAGCAGTCTAAGCTAATCAATCAACGCAAGAACAATCTTCCTCCAATGAATTTTGAATCTAACGAGGATAGCTTGGACGGATTTGACTTGGCTGAATTTGAGCCACGATAATATAAAATAATTTGTATAAATTTGTAACAATTAAAATCAAATCAAATGGAGTTAAAGGTAAGAATGATAGATGCTGAGCCTAAGAGTGTTGCAGAGGTAGAAGAGATTTTACTTAATAAGCACGAGGCTGAGATTAATAATGAGCAACCAATCGATGTGGCTCCTACAAAAGTAGAGTCACAGATCGAGGTTCAGTCGGATCTGAAGGAGGAGGACGTTCTTTCATATATTGGGAAAAGATATAATAAGCAGATCAACTCATTTGATGAGTTGATGGCTGAACGTCAATCGGCAGATGATATGCCTGAGGACGTTGCTGCTTATATGAAATACAAGAAAGAGACAGGGCGTGGGTTTGAGGACTTCATTAAATTAAAGGAGGACTTTGAATCAATGAACCCTGATGATCTTCTAAAGAGCTATCTATCTTCCACTCAGCATGGTCTAGATCCTGAGGATATTGAGACTATTATGGATGACTATCGATATGATGAAGATATCGATGAGGAGTCCAAGATTAAGAAGATTAAGATAGAACGAAAAAAAGCTATTGCCGAGGCGAAGAAATACTTCAACTCTCAGAAAGAGAAATACAAGATGCCCCTTGAGTCAAGCACGGCAGGAATTTCTAACGAAGAGAAAGAAGACTTTGACGCTTATCGTCAGTATATAAAGCAGGCTAAGACCGTCGAGGAGGAAAACAATAGAAAGCGTCAATGGTTTGACCAAAAGACGAATGAAGTTTTTAATGATGGATTCAAAGGTTTTGAGTTCAATATTAATAACAGAAAGTTGACATTCTCTCCCGGTGAGGCAGCTGAACTTAAGAAGAACCAATCGACTCCATCGAACTTTATTAACAAGTTCTTGGATGACAGTGGGATGATTAAGGATGCAGCAGGCTATCATAGGTCATTGGCTGTTGCTATGAATCCTGAGCGTTTTGCCAAGTTCTTCTATGAACAGGGCTTGTCAGATGCAACGGAGGATGTAATGCGTAAGACTAAGAATATAAATATGTCTGAGCGCAAATCTCCTGAAGTCACACGGGCTTCAGACGGAATACAGGTGAGATCGGTGAATCCTGATTCCGGTAGAAAATTAAAAATCCGTAGTATAAAACATGGTTAAAAAATAAAAAAAACATGGCAATCCTTTCATCTCCAACATTCGCGCTGCAACCGGCAGCCGAGCAGGTAGCATTGTCTACCAATTACATCACATCATTCAGTTTCTTGAATCAGTATCTTCCTGATACATATGAGAAAGAATTTGAGCGTTATGGCAATCGTACAGTATCTTCCTTCCTTCGTATGGTAGGTGCTGAGCTTCCTTCTAACTCTGATCAAATCGTTTGGGCAGAACAAGGTCGTCTTCACATTAAATACACAAGCTGTACAGCTAGTGCTATAGCAGGAGGTCAAATCACTCTTACTATCAGTGATGCAGGTGCTACCACAGCTGCTGTACGTGTGGGTCAGACTGTATTGATTCAGAACGCTACAGGAGCGCAAAACAAAGCTATTGTTACTTCCGTATCAGGTCTTGTTGTTGTGGTTGGTATCTATGAGGATACCATGAATATCGTAAATACTAACGTATGTACGATGTTTATCTATGGTTCTGAATTTAAGAAAGGAACAGCAGGAATGGCAGGTTCATTGGAAGCAGAGGATAGCTTCTTCACCAATAAACCAATCATCATCAAGGATACCTATGCTGTCAATGGTTCTGACATGGCTCAGATCGGTTGGGTAGAGGTTACAACTGAGAATGGTGCTACGGGATACCTGTGGTTCTTGAAATCAGAGCATGAGACTCGTCTTCGTTTTGAGGATTACCTTGAGACAGCAATGATCGAGGCAGTTCCTTCAGCAGGTGCCTTAGCCAACGGTGCTGCTAACTTAGGTTTCAAAGGTTCTGAAGGTGTATTTTACGTTGTTAACAATCGTGGTAACGTGTGGGGTGCAGGTAATCCTGCTAGCTTATCTGATTGGGATAATATCGTAAACCGCTTGGATAAGCAAGGAGCTATCGAAGAGAATGTAGTATTCGCAAATCGTGATCTTAGCTTTGCTATTGACAATATGTTGGCTACCTTGAACGGTTTCGTTGCAGCGGGTACTGCCTCTCAGTCTGCATCTTTCGGTCTGTTCGATAACGATGTTAACATGGCATTGAACCTTGGCTTCAGTGGTTTCCGTCGTGGTTATGACTTCTACAAGTCTGATTGGAAATACTTGAATGATCCTACAATGCGTGGTGGATTACTCACAACAGGTACTTCAAGTGCTATCACAGGTCTTCTTGTTCCTGCGGGTTCTACTTCTGTCTATGATCAAGTTATGGGCAAGAACGCTAAGCGTCCGTTCCTTCACGTCCGTTACCGTGCTTCTGAAGCAGAAGATCGTCGGTATAAGACTTGGATCACAGGTTCTGCGGGTGGTGCAGCTACAACTGATACAGATGCGATGCAGGTTAACTTCCTGTCTGAGCGTTGTGTATGTACGCTTGGAGCTAACAACTTCGTGTTGTTCCGTTACGGAGCGTAATAGTTTAGTATTATTGGTAAAGGGGAGTGTCCTTGAGGACACTCTCCCTTTCCTTAAAATCTTTAAAATCAAATCAAAATTAAATAATCATGGTAAAAAAAAACAGTCCCACCGATAAGGTGTATAAATTAAAGAATGGTAGCCCATTGTCATATACGATAGCTACTAGAAATCAACCTAAGTTTCCATTGCTTTGGTATGATGAGGTTAACAATGTAAATCGTGCTCTCCGATATGCTTCTAATCAGAGGTCTCCATTTGAGGATGAGCAGGACGGTAACGCAATACTTGAGCCTATTTCATTTGAGGATGGATTATTAGTTGTACCAAAAACAAATCCTGTCCTTCAGCTATTCCTTTCTTACCATCCCCACAACGGGCTTGTATTCGAGGAAGTTGATTATGAGAAAGAAGCGGGTAAGGAGATGGCTGATCTAAATGTTGAGGTGGATGCATTGATTGAAGCTCGTCAGTTAAGTATTGAGCAGGTAGAGATGCTTACACGTGTGATGTTTGGAAAAGACCCATCCACAATCTCTTCAGCTGAGCTAAGACGTGATCTTCTTATCTTTGCCAAGAAGAATCCTAAAGAATTTCTAGACCTATTAAACGATCCTGAACTTAAGTTTCAAGCCAAGATTCGCACATTCTTTGAGCAGAGCCTTCTTATTTCAAAGAATAACGAGAAAGAGATTTGGTTTAATACGGCTACAAATAAGAAGAAGATGTGTTCAATACCATACGGTGATGACAAGTACACGGCAGCTGCCATGTTCTTACAGAGCGATGAGGGTATTGATGCGTTAAAGATGCTAGAGACGGTCATCCAATAATTGATACCGCCTGACATCTATTAGTACAGAAGGGGGCATATAGTATGCCCTCTTTTTTTTATATTTGTAAAAACCAAATAGATGATAAACTCGGTCAGAAATACCGTACTGTCTGTACTGAATAAGAACAACTACGGATACATCTCCCCATCTGATTTTAATTTGTACGCTAAGAACGCACAGATGGAGATGTACGAGGAGTACTTCAGTAACTATAATAAGACTATTAACTACGAGAATGTTCGTCAGTCAGGGACGGGATATGCTAATATTGAGAAGCCTATCGGTGAGACATTAGAGGGGTTCATGGTTAACAGTGCGCTTACTCCTGCTCCTCTTATGTTTTATTATGCACCATCACTTACTACAACAGGGTATCAGTATTATATGATTGAGAAGATCCTTGTAAACTACTCAGGATATACACTTAGTAGCGTAACAACAAACTCAGCACCTAATCAATTAATTGATTTTAGCGTTGATTTTGTAGCTGCAGGAGTTGTTCCCGGTGATATAGTAGTTAACATAGATACTAGTCAGTTTGCTATTATTGCTCAGGTTGGAGCTAATGCTTGTGATATAAATGAAAATATATTTGGAATACCTCCGGTAAATTATGGTATCTTCTCTTATTCTGATTATTATGATGCTGATAGGACATTGAATAATAAGATCGATCTACTTAATAGATCAAACCTAACTTCACCTAGTACAGTATTTCCTGCATACACTCAATCGGGTGATAAGATTAGGACGTATCCTCTTCAGACTGTTCAGGGTCCCGGAGCAAATTGGCTTTATGGTTCTGCATTAGCTACATACTTTAGGTATCCGTTTGATCCTAAATGGACATACATTACACTTGTAGGAGGTGAACCTGTATTTGATTCAACTCAACTTGACTATCAGGATTTTGAACTTCCTAACGAGGATGAGTACAAGCTATCAATGAAGATACTTCAGTACTGTGGTATCAGTATCCGTGAGTCTGAGGTTGCTGCATTTGCTGTAGCTCAGGAACAACACGAGCAGCCTTCATTCAGTATGCAACAATAAAAGAAATAATAGATGGCATATATATCACAGTTTCAGTACTATACAAACAATGGCAACACACCTACCGATGCTAATTGGGGGTCATATCAGTATGTTAGTTTGTATGATATCGTGAATAATTTCATGCTGATGCACGTTGGTAACCACTCGCTTATCAATAACGAGGAGCGTTACAAGGTTCTATTCCATGCCAAGCGTGCAATCCAAGAATTAAACTACGATGCATTCAAGGAGATTAAGGTACTTGAGTTGACTGTTGCCGAGAATCTTATATACGTGCTTCCATCTGACTATGTTAATTGGGTTCGTATATCTATGTATAAGGACGGATGGCTTCGTCCACTGACTGAAAACATTCAGACCCTATCATCAAACGCATACCTTCAGGATAACAGTGGCAATATCCTATTCGATCAGTTTGGTAATATCCTTCAGCCACAGGACTCTCAGATTGATTATGATCGCCTTAATGGAATTAAGAAGAGTATCTACCTGAATCAGGGTAACCAATTTGATGGACAGTTGGGTTGGAATATTGATGGTATGTGGTACTTTGAGTATTCGTTTGGCACCCCTTTTGGTTTAAATACTGAGACGGCAAACTTTAATCCAACATTTAATATAGATAAGAAGCGTGGTGTTATTAACTTTGACTCAAGTATGTCGGGTCAGAGCTGTATACTTGAGTACATCTCTGATGGGATGGAGAATGGTAATGACGCTGCTGTATCTGTTAATAAATTATTCGAGCAGTATATCTATGCTGCTGTTAAATTCGAGATACTAAACTCTAAGTTTGGTGTTCAGGAGTATATAGTGAACCGTGCAAGAAAGGAACGTACAGCCCTCCTTCGTAACGCAAAGATTAGAATCAGTAACATACATCCGGGGAGATTGCTAATGAACCTCAGAGGAATGGATAAGATAATCAAATAACGATGAGTAAGATTCAGAGGAACTTTATTGCAGGTCGAATGAATAAGGTCGTCGATGAACGACTTGTTCCTGAAGGGGAGTATATCGATGCAATGAACATCAGGATGGGTTCAACGGAACAGTCCGAGATTGGTGTCATTGAAAATACAAAAGGTAACGAAGCCCTTACTAGCCTGCTGTATATTGATGGTACACCACTTAGTGCAGAAGCTCGATGTATTGGAGCTATTGATGATAGCGCAAGAGAGACCATCTATTGGTTTGTTCATGACCCTGCATTTACAGTTGGCAACACAGGTAAACTTGATTTAATTGTTTCATACAATGTGTTTACCAATATCCTTACGTATCAT